CGTGATCCGTTTGCGGCTGCTTGCTGAGTACGTGGAGAAGCACCGTGAGTGATCAGGCGTTAGGAACTCAAGGCGTACTACAAGTTATCCCTGAAGACGTTCTGCAGCAGCAAGAAGCCGACCGCGCAAACCAGACGGCGCAGGCAAATCAGGCCCAAACGGCCCAATCTCCACAGGAATTAGCCGGATATATACGCGGATTATGGGAGATTTTTCGCAACCACCGCAACACGGCGGCGGGCTGGTCCGAACGCCTGCTGGTAGCTTTGAGGACTTTTAATGGCCAATATGATGCTAATCAGCTACGAGAAATTAGACGTTTCGGAGGTTCTGAGGTCTACGCACGCATTATCGCCCAGAAGTGTCGAGCGGCCAGCTCGCTGCTTCGAGATATTTACCTTGGAGACACCCGACCGTGGGGCATCAAGCCCCCGTCTTCGCCGAAGATCCCGGACTCGGTCCAGCAAAACATAGACGCCCTGCTGCAACTGGAGAACCAGCAGGTGACCCAAACGCAGGGCAAGCCGCCGGATCCGGAAGACGAGCAGGCGCGGCGCACGGCACTGATCGAGAGTGCTCTTGACGCTGCCAAGAAGAAAGCCGGGCAGCAGGCCAAGGACTCGGACAACAAGATCGAGGACATCCTGCGCGAGGGCATGTTCTATCATGCGTTCGCGGAGTTTCTTGTCGACTTGCCAACCTTCCCGTTTGGTGTTATCTGTGGACCGGAAGTCAAGATCATTCCAGAAGTCGTCTGGCCGCCAGCCGGCGGTCAGCCAACCATTGTGCAGAAGCCAAAGCTCGTATGGCGCCGAGTGGCACCGTTCGATATTTGGTGGACGCCGGGGGTATCGAGTTTCGCCAATGCTGACATCATCGAAAAAATCAAGTTCACCCGAGCAGAACTCAACGATCTCCTCGATCTCCCAGGCTATAATCAAGACGAGCTCCGAGCTGTTCTTGACGAATATGGTCGTGGTGGGTTATATGATTTTTGGGATACTACTGATGCCGAGCGAGCTGTTCTTGAGAACAAAGAAAACCCCGCCTGGAACCGATCCAAGCTAATAGCGTGCATGGCGTTCAATGGCAACATCCAAGGACGAATGCTTCAGGATTATGGTCTCGCTGTACCCGACGAGTTGCGTGATTACCATGTACAGGCATGGCTCATTGGTTCGCACGTTATTAAATGCCAGCTGTCCCCTAGTCCTCGGCAACGGCCTCCGTACTATATTACTAGCTTTGAGAAGGTCCCGGGTACGCCCATTGGTAATGGACTTACAGATATGCTTGATGATCTACAAATTGTGTCGAACGCGACACTTCGGGGTTTGGTTAATAACCTCAGTATATCCTCGGGACCTCAAGTCGTGGTTAACGATGACCGACTGAGCCCCGACGAGACCGGAGAGGATTTGTACCCATGGAAGCGCTGGCACACCCGGAACGACCCGGTGGGGAACAACGCCCGGCCGCCGATCGATTTCTTCATGCCGACGAGCAATACCCAGGCGTTGGTGAGCGCGTACCAAGAGTTCGTGTCTATAGCGGACGACGTGTCGGCGATCCCGAAATATGTCGGCGGACAAGCTGGCGCTGGTGGGGCTGGGCGCACCGCGAGTGGCTTGGCGATGTTGATGGGTAACAGTTCTAAAATCCTTCAAACTGTCTCAGCTAACATCGATAACGACATCATGGAGCCTGCGCTCCTGCAGCTTGTCGATCTGATCATGCTCACAGATACGACCGGGCTGCTCACTGGGGAAGAGAAGGTTAGCGTCGATGGAGTTCAGGTTGCCATTCAAAAAGAAACGCAACGACAGCGCCAGGTGGAATTTCTGCAAGCTACCGCGAACCCGATGGACGCTCATATTATCGGTATCAAGGGTCGCGGTATGGTCCTTCGGGAAGTGGCTCAAGGACTTGGGTTGTCTGGCGATGAGATTGTACCAAACGACGAAACGTTGGCGCAGATGGACGCCGCCCAGCGGGCTCAGCAACAAAATCCGCAGCAGCAAGCCCTACAGCAAAAGGTGGAGCAAGGAGTTCAGCAAGGAGTCCAGGCAGGCGTACAGAAGATTGCTTCGGAGCTTACAGCGGGAGTGTTAGCTACTAGAGCTGGCATGCCCGAAGGGGCCCCCACGCACATTGGTACGCCAGCGGCTCAGCCGGGAATGGGCATACCGCCTCAGGGCGGCGGCCCAGCAGGCCCAGCAGGTCCTGGGGGCCCTCCGATACCAGGCCCTCCGCGTTCGGGGGGCTTGCCAAACATGCAGAACGCTGCTAGGGTGGCATCTGGCACGCAGCCAAAAACCTTAACCGGAGGCGGACAAGGCCCTCAAGGGCTCGCGCCCCGCACGAACGTAGTAACTTCAAAGGGCCCCAATGCACTCCCCATATCGCCGGGGGTTGAATGAGCCGGGGATTGAGTAACCTTATAATTACGATGCTTTTATGGATTATCATTTTATTTCTGGGATGCCTCGTGCTGGTTCGACGCTGCTGGCGGCGATCCTTCGCCAGAACTCTCGCTTCCATGCTAGTATTCAAAGCCCATTAGGGCAATGCGTTGTCAACCTGCGAAAGAACATGGCCGGCGATAACGAATCGCACTGGTTCATTGACGACGATCAGCGCGTGCGTATGTTACGGGGGCTATTCACTGCATTTTATGCGGACATTGAAGCCGACGTCATATTCGACTCCAACCGGTTGTGGTGCGGACAAATATCTCTCCTTCTTGAACTTTTCCCTGACGCCTATGTCCTCTGCTGCGTGCGCGATCCGGTCGCCGTAGTGGACAGCATTGAGCGCCTCCTGCAGAAGCACCCCACGCGATTGAGCACCATTATTGGGCTTGAGCAAGGTGCAACGGTATATCGGCGGGTCGATATGCTAATGGCCCCCGCAACCGGTGTGGTCGGCTATTCCCTAAACGCCACCAAGGAGGCCTATTACGGGCTCCATGGCAAGCGTTTGATTATGGTTAAATACGACGATCTAGCTCGAGATCCTATGCTTACACTTGAACAGATTCACGAAAAACTGGAACTGCCGGAGTTTGAGTACGACTTTGAGGCTATCGAGGACATCCCTGGCGCTGCCGTGTTCGACGAGGCCTTAGGTACCCCGGGTTTACATTCCCTGAAAAAGAAGGTCGTATTCGAGCCGCGGACCTCCATTTTGCCGCCCGACATTTTCAACAATCTTCCGGCCGCGTTCTGGTCTTAAGTAATTAGTAACTTGCTGCCGATAACGTGATCTAGACCTTGCAAGGGTTTTTTCAATGGCCGCTGGCATAACACAATCTTTCCAATATGACCATTCGCAACGGGGTTTGATTCTTGCGCAAGTAGTCTCGGCGCTTCTCAGCGGCGTTCCGGGCGGTAATACAGGCCCGACAGGCTTCACTGGGCCCGGTACAGGACCGACAGGTCCGGCTGGTCCGATATCGTCCGGCGTTACCGGTCCCACGGGACCGAACCCGGGCGGGACATCAACCGGCGCGGCTGGCCCTTTAGGTTATCAGGGTCCCCAGGGTTCTACTGGCCAGACAGGATACACCGGTAACACGGGCGGAAGCCCGGCGGGTATCGCGGGCGTAACGGGCCCCGGCGGCGGCAATACAGGCCCGACAGGCGTCACAGGTACCGCGTCTGGTCCTGCTGGTCCGCAAGGGCTCACAGGCCCAACAGGAACCACCGGATATACCGGATTGACCGGCCCCCGCGGGTACATTGGGTTCGTTGGTCCGACGGGTTCTACTGGGCCTACGGGCATCAGTTTACCAACATTCTCGATGTCAGGGTTACCGGCCGCGGCCGGATACGCGGGCGCGACAGCACAACTTTTCATTCCGCCGACCTCGAGCCCGGGCAAGACGGGTCTGGTTTGGTTTAGTCCAGTTTCACCATATGGGACCGGATCTACGCAATCGCCGGGTTTGTTGATGGTATCGAAGGGACCGGGGACATAAGATGGCAAATCCGTTTCCGTTGGGCCCAATTCCTGAGATCCGTAATCTGGACCAGCAACAGATCAGCGCGGTTCTTGGCCAGCTTGTTGCCGCCGTTAACGCGGGCGGCATTGGTGGTCCTACGGGTATCACTGGTCCAACTGGCGTTGCTAATGTAACCGGGCCTACAGGGCCCACAGGAGGCTCGCTGACAGGCCCCGCTGGCCCTCCGGGTCCGCCGGCAGGGCCGCGCGGCGTAACTGGCATAACGGGCGCTCAAGGTTTCTCGGGTGGCATTGGTCCTAATGGTTTGCCTGGTCCTGCTGGTCCGCAAGGTCCTACTGGTCCCGCGGGCTTGACAGGCGCTACGGGCCAGACTGGTGTCACAGGTCCTAAAGGTCCTCCCGGTACGTATGTCGGGAATACTGGTCCAACTGGCGCGACCGGCTTGATTGGCCTAACAGGGCCGCCTGGTCCGCAAGGTGTTATGGGTCCGACGGGTGTTACGGGGAACGCTGGTCCGACGGGTCGCAGTTTTTCGATTTTCAATCCTCCAACAACTAGCCCGGGTGTGACTGGGCAAATGTGGGCTACTGGCACCACGCTAGTGATCTCGCTTGGGCCGGGGACATAAACATGGCGACGTATATCGAACTGCCGAATGAAGCGCCTGACAGCTACGATGACAATCAATTGTCAGCCGTCATGCTGCAGGTTGCGCATGCTATCAACACCGGCCAGGTGACTGGCCCAGCCGGCTCTACGGGCTTGACTGGCGCTGCCACTTCTACTGGTCCGACTGGTCCGACCGGCGGCTTGTATGTGCGATTGATATCTGGCGGCACGTTGGTGGGGGCCGTCATTGGTTATCTTGGCCCGACTGGTCCGCAAGGACCTGGCAGCATGGGCGTCACTGGCCCTGCCGGTTATCCGGGCATTAGCGGTCCTGTTGGTCCGCTGGGCCCAACCGGCGCGACGGGTAATACGGGCGCTACTGGTGTTACGGGACCTCAAGGCCCCGCCAATTCGCCGGGTCCGACCGGGCCTACGTATGGCGCAGGAACTGGGCCTACGGGTGTTACGGGCGTGACTGGCGTGACTGGACCGCAAGGGGCTAGCAATATGACCGGTCCTACGGGGCCTACTGGCCTCACCGGTACGCTTGAATACAATTGGTATGCCACCGGCGCCGGCACTGGCGTAACAGGGCCGTACGGTCAATATTGGGGGGCCGCGGGCCTCGCGCCTGGCTTCGGATACTCTGGCTATACCGGACAGACCGGTCTCAGCGGCTATGCTCTAGCAGCGATCCCGCAAAAGGGTGGTCCGGATGGCCCGATGGGTCCGGTCGCCAACACGGTCTTCTTCCCGCCGACGGTTGACCCGCAGGTACCGGGAGCCGTGTGGTGGCAACCGTCTGGTGGAAACACAGCGATCTTCGTATCGCCAGGGTTCCCGGGCGCTGGATAATGTCTAACAAAATGGTGCGGGTTATCGCTAACTCGTCGGTCGATCGCGCCACGCGGTGCAAGACGGTTAACATTTCTACTGCCCCACATCCGCAGCACCAATGGAAGACTATGCTGCAGGCCACTGGTCCTGCGGCTAATCCCCTTCACAACGAGTACCCAACAGTTATCGCAGCCGCGACCGGGGCCGGCCCCTTTAGTCCCGGCTTTGAGACGGTATATATTTCTGGGTATACCGGACCAGCTTGACACTTGGAAGGCCGGGTGGTATGCAGGGGGGATCGATGAGGTCCCCCTATGCATTTGTGCCGCAACTGTAGTTCTCCCCTATCCTTGACCTTTGCCGATCTCGGCCGCTCGCCGCTCTCCAACGCGCTCTTGGATGAGAATCAGGTCGACCAAGGCGAGGCGATTTATCCCTTGCACGCCTACGTGTGTGAGAAATGCTGGCTCGTGCAGCTGCCGGCGATTGTTACGCCGAAAGAGATTTTCAACGAGCATTATGCCTATTTCTCTTCGAACTCGAAGGGATTTTTGGCGCAATGCGGGCACTACGCTGAGAGCATGTTCGCAGAGCTGGCGTTTTGCAAAGATCCATTTGTAGTGGAAATAGCCAGCAACGACGGCTATCTTCTGCAGTATTTCCAGAAGCGCGGCATCAAGGTGCTGGGGGTAGAGCCCTCTGCGAATGTCGCTCTCATCGCCCAGAATAAAGGCGTTTCTACCCTTGTCGAATTCTTTAGTGTGAAGACGGCCACGTTTATAGCGCAAAGCGACGGCGCGGATCTCATCATTGCCAATAACGTATTTGCTCATGTGCCCGACGTTCACGACTTCGTGGAAGGCATAAGGATCCTGTTGAAGAAGAACGGCACCGCGACGATCGAGTTCCCGCATCTGTTGAACCTGATCAAGGACCGGCAGTTCGACACGATCTATCATGAACATTTTTCGTATTACTGGCTGCACACGGCGATGGATATCCTCGGGCAACACGCCATCAAGGTAGTCCGAGTTGAAAAGTTGCCGAACCTGGGCGGTTCTCTACGGCTGGTTGTTGCACATTTTGGGGATCCTCGTGAGTCTGACGGTAGCGGATATGAGATCTTGAAGGAAGAAGTACTTTTTGGATTTGACAAGGACCGCACATATGCCGGTTTTTCGAGACGGGTAACCGAAACTAAGTGCGATCTGCTGGACTTTTTGATAGACGCGCATCGTGCCGGTTCCACAGTGGGGGGATATGGTGCCCCCGCTAAGGCGACGACGTTGCTGAACTATTGTGGCGTTGGAACGGATATGCTGCCGTACGTGGTGGACACGACGCCGTACAAGCAGGGCAAATATATCCCGGGCGTTCAGATACCGATTTTCCACGAGGACCACCTGTTTATTGATAAGCCGGATTATGTGTTGCTGTTCCCGTGGAATTTGAAGGAAGAAATCGCCGGCCGGATTGGGGATCGCGTCCGGGAGTGGGGCGGGCGCTTCGTGGTGGTTATTCCAGATTTGGAGATTTTCTGATGAAGCTGCAGCTCAATTGCATTGTGAAGAATGAGTCCGCGCGCATTCTACGAATGTTGGAAAGCGTTGCGCCGCACATAAGCTCATGGGTAATTGTCGATACTGGCTCGACCGACGATACGATTGATAAAATTACGCGGTTCTTTGACAACCTGAAGATCCCAGGTTTGATCGGGAAGGCCCCGTTTCATGACTGGTCCCAGGCGCGTAACGTCGCCCTGGAGGCCGGTCGACACGCCCCTATTCCTTATGATTACCAGTTGTTGATCGATGCG